CTCGCTCCCGTGAATCCTGCCGCTCCTGCCTCGACGGTGAGCAATTCCTACGAACCCGATGGCGGCGACATCCAAGAAAGTAGTTTTGCTATCCTTATCAAGTCCAGAGAGGGTAACGAAGTGACGGACAGACCTCGACTCTCGTCTAAAAAAGAGGCTCAAGACTATGTAAATATGGTAAAGAAGGCTGTCGCAAAACGAGTTGCTTCTGAAGGAAAGAAACCACAAGATGTCGTTTCGTGGAAAATTGTAGATTCTCTAGAGAGCCCAACCCACTCCTTTAGTAAGGGAAAGTTGATTCCTAACGCTCGTTACAAAGACTATTTGTTGTACCTCAAGAAACTCAGGGAGGATCTCGACATCCAGGAGAAGGTCGATATCGACGGTCGCACCCGTGCTTACAGGGAGACTGTGATGCGCCTTGAGTCTGCTAGGAAACTCCGAGAACAAAGGGCAAAGGCAATGCAAGAGAACCGATTCGGTGGTCTGTACGACGATGGCAGCGGCAGGGGAGCGGTCGTTCCCGCCCCCATCGACATCAACTTCCATGAGGCGATGCGTGTCGTTGAGAAGTACCGCAGCCTCCGTGAGAAGAAGAAGACCCTCATGGGTGCGCCCAAGGAAGACATCGACGCAGCCGTGCTGATGAAGGGCGACAAGTTCTCCATGTCGGAGACCGAACTCAGCCCGAAGCAGAAGGAGTTCCGCACCTTCTTCAAGAAGGCTCTCACCAAGTTCGGCAAGTCCTCCCCTGCAAAGATGGACGATGCCGAGAAGAAGAAGTTCTTCAACTGGATTGAGAAGAACTGGAAGGGCTGACCGCCGATGCCGAAGGTCACCGTCAGGTTCAAGAAGGACAAGGCTGCGGAGGAATTTGCCGCCAACTTCTCCATTCTTGATGATGGTGCCAAGGTCACCGTCAAGGGCAAGGAGGCGACCGTTGTCTCCTCCAACCCGAGGACCGTGTCCGTGGTGAAGCAGTTGTCCAAGGATGTGCTTGAGGACATTCGCCATGCCGAGATCGCAGATGGGATTCTGTCTGCGATACGGGAGTCTCTCTCGGGTAAGAGGACATCAGTCCGCCTACTCGACGGCGAGACCCAATCGATCACCCCGTCGCAGGGACAGGCTCTCGCCCGTGCATACGACCGACTTTCCGAGAGCAACCAATCCGCTTTCCTCATCCTCATAGCAGAGGGCAGGGGGGCTTTTACCCATGCAGTTGGGTTCGCAAAGAAGAACGAGGAGAACGAGTAATGCCACAGATCGTCAAGACCAACAAGCGTGTCGTGTACGCCACGGGATCGACCGTAAGCGATGTCGGCATCACCGCATCCGCTTTTTGTGATTACGGAAATACGGACGGCAGGCTTCTCGGTGAGGGGTCGGGAATCACCAACGGCACGGCGGCGATTTCAAAGATCGTCTCGGGATCACCTTCCTTCAGCGTCAGCATGTCGGGACAGACTGTGTTTACGGCTGCTGCTGCGGGCGAGTACAACTTTGAGCGGTACACCCTGAAGCCCCTCGGCATCAATCCCACGGGTGTATTCGGCATCACGGTCACCACGGCTGGAACCGTCATAGTCGAGTTCGTCCTCTGATCTAAAAGACTACATAAGGGAAAAGGAGACAGGATGAAACTCATCTGCGAGGTCAACGAGGAGATCGAAGTCCTGACCGAGGAAAAGAACGGTCAGCGGCAGTACTTCATCGAAGGCACCTTCCTTCAGGGCGACATCAGGAACCGTAACGGTCGTGTCTACGAGTTCAAGATGCTCAAGGACAAGGTCGATCAGTACCGCAGGGAGTTCGTTGAGGCGAAGAGGGCGTTCGGTGAACTTGGTCACCCCGAGGGACCGACCATCAACCTTGAGCGTGTCTCGCACATGATCACGGAACTCCACCCTGACGGCAAGAACTTCTACGGCAAGGCGAAGATCACCGACACCCCCTACGGCAAGATCGTCAAGAACCTCATCGATGAGGGTGCCAAGTTGGGTGTGTCGAGCCGTGGCGTTGGCTCCCTTGAAGAGAAGAACGGTGCGTCCTATGTCAAGGACGATTTCCGCCTCTCGACCGCAGCCGACATCGTCGCCGACCCCTCCGCCCCCGAGGCATTTGTCCGTGGCGTGATGGAGGGAAGGGAATGGGTCTACGAGAACGGACTCCTCGTCGCCAAGCAAGCAGAAGAGATCCGAAACAACATCAGGAAGGCATCCGCTAGGAAGTTGGAGGAGGCGAAGATCGCCGCCTTCAAGAGGTTCCTCGGAAGGCTCTGATCGAACCCTTATGGAAGCCTAAATAACAAGCACAGGAGAAAATCCATGGATAGTTACGAAAGCAACGACGAGATCGAAGAGATCATCCTTGACGAGGACGAGGTCACCGAAGAGGAGACCCCCCTTGAAGAAGAGGATGGCAAGACCAAGCAGATGACCAACCTCTCCACCAAGCGTGGTGGTGTGGTTTCGGCTGCACCGACCGCATCGAAGGCTGTCGCCAACGCATCCAAGACGGGTGCGGGCAGCGGCAAGTACGCAGGTCTGTACAAGGACGGAACGGGCGGTGGCGTTATCGTCCCCGAGCCCGTCGATGTCGGTTCAGGCGACGGTGATGCCAAGTCGAAGTTGATGGCTAGCGTCAAGTCGAAGAAGGCGATGCGTGAGGAGATCGATGCCCATATGGATGCCATGTTCGACGGCGAAGACCTCACCGAGGACTTCAAGAACAAGGCTGCGACCATCTTTGAGGCGGCGATCAACGAGCGTGTCGAGTCGATCCGCACCGAACTTGAGGAGGAGTACAACAACCGCCTCGTCAGCGAGATCGAAGAGAACAAGACCGCTCTCACCGAGCAGTTGGACTCGTACCTCTCGTATGTCGTGAACGAGTGGCTTGAAGAGAACCGTCTCGCAGTCGAGAAGGGCATCCGCACCGAGGTCGCCGAGCAGTTCATGGAGGGTCTCCGTAGCCTCTTCACCGAGCATGACATCATGGTCCCCGAGTCGAAGATCGACATCGCCGACCAACTCGCCGAAACCGCAGATCAACTCAAGGCTTGCCTTGACGAGGAGATGCGCAAGAACATCGAACTGACCGAGCAGGTCAAGGTCTTCCGCCAAGGCAAGATCCTTGACGAACTGTCGGAGGACATGACCCTCTCGCAGAAGGAGCGTTTCCGCACCCTCGCCGAGGGAGTCACCCTCGACGGCGACGAGAACGATGTCCGCAGCAAGTTGGGCGTGATCCGTGAGTCCTACTTCAGCGGCAAGGGCAGGAAGGCCGTCCTCACCGAGGAGACCGCCGCCACCGTCGAGGAGGGCATCGACAACGAGCCCACCAACCCAACCCAAACTCAGTTTGTCAGCGAGTCCATGAAGGCTTACGCCGACACGCTGCGCAGGATTTCCAAGCGGTAAACGACCGCTGCGCTAAATACAAAAAACCTTTCAACAAGGGAGAGAAGACAGATGGATCTTACGATTTCCGAAGCCCTTCAGAAGAAGTGGCAACCCATCCTTGAGCATGCGGACCTTCCGCAGATCAAGGATCCGTACCGCAAGGCGGTTACGACCATGCTCCTTGAGAATCAGGAGCAGTACCTCCGTGAGTCGGCTCCGACCAACTTCGCAGGTGCCATGCCCGATACGGGCGGTGTCGCCAAGTGGGACCCGATCCTCATTAGCCTCGTTCGTCGTGCGATGCCGAATCTCATCGCCTACGACATCTGCGGCGTTCAGCCGATGAGCGGCCCCACGGGCCTCATCTTCGCCATGCGCAGCCGCTACATCAGCCAAGGCGGCGGCGAGGCTCTGTACCAAGAGGCCGACACCGCATTCGGCGGTTCGGGCTCGACTGGTGCGACGGCTCAGGGCAACTACAACACCGATCCGTTTGATGTCGGCGGCGTTGATCCGTTCGGTTCGGGCACCCTTGCTCAGGCAACTGGCGTAAAGGGAACTCCTGGCTACACCACCCTCAACGGCGAAGCCCTCGGCGACTCGGCGAACAACCCGTTCCCGCAGATGGCGTTCAGCATTGAGAAAACCACCGTCGAAGCGAAGACCCGTGCGCTCAAGGCTGAGTACACGATGGAACTCGCTCAGGATCTCAAGGCGATCCACGGGCTCGACGCTGAGACCGAACTCGCCAACATCCTGTCGAGCGAAATCCTCGCAGAGATCAACCGTGAGGTCGTTCGTGTGATCTACAGCAACGCCAAGTTGGGCGCAAAGAGCGGCTCGACCCAAACCACGGGTGTGTTCGACCTCAATGTCGATTCCAACGGTCGTTGGTCGGTCGAGAAGTTCAAGGGTCTGCTCTTCCAGATTGAGCGTGAGTGCAATCAGATCGCCAAGGAAACCCGCCGTGGAAAGGGCAACTTCATTGTCTGCTCCTCGGATGTCGCCTCGGCTCTGTCGATGGCGGGTGTTCTCGACTACGCCCCCGCCCTCAGCACCAACCTCAATGTGGATGACACGGGCAACACCTTCGCAGGTGTCCTCAACGGTAAGTTGCGGGTCTACATCGATCCGTACTCGTCCATGACCACCTCGCATGACTTCTTCATGGCGGGCTACAAGGGTTCGTCGGCTTACGATGCGGGTATGTTCTACTGCCCGTATGTGCCGCTCCAAATGGTCCGTGCAGTCGGTGAGCAGTCCTTCCAACCGAAGATCGGCTTCAAGACCCGCTACGGTCTCGTCAACAACCCGTTTGCGACGATCTCGGCAAATGCTAGCGTCTCGGATCCGTATGCCGCAGGTGCAGTCCGCAAGAACATCTACTACCGCATCGTCAAGGTCACCAACCTCTTCTGATCGGTCGTGGGACAGAAACTCATGGGGCGGGGTCGAAAGACCTCGCCCTATGTCGTTTTGGATACATACCTCAATGGAACCCGCCTCAAAGCCGACCTTGGATGTTGCGGACGCTCCCGTAGAGTCGAACCCGCTGAACCTACAGCCGACGAGTCCGAGCAATCCAAACCTCACGCCCCCGAAGACGGACTCACCGAGGGTGCCCGATGACATCGTGTTCAGCCCCCTGCGGCGGCAACCGATCAACACCAACCCGTCCTTCAGCACGAACTTCAGGCTGATGATCCCCAAGATCCGAAGCGGGATATACTTCTGCACCGAGGCGACCTTCCCGTCCCTGACGATGGAGCCGATCAAGTTGCCTGTGCCGCTCTCCCCGTCCCTCAAGTTTTTCGGGAACAAGATCGACCACGGAGACCTCTCGGTCAAGTTCATCGTCAATGATGACTACAGCAATTGGTTTGAGATGTCGGACTGGTTCAACAAGAGCCTCAACTACTACGGGTTCTTCAAGGATCAGTCCGATGCGAGACTGAGGAACATCATCACCGACTCGGGTCAACTCCTCATCCTGAACAACAAGAAGAATCCCGTGGCTCGGGTTCTGTTCGACGGTCTGATGATCACAAGCCTTGCGGGAATGCCGATGAACTCGGGAGTGTCGGACAACTCGCCCCTGATCTGTGATGCCACCTTTCAGTTCACCGCCTACGACATCAAGGAACCCTGATGGCTACCACCGACCTCAAGGATTGGTTCCCGAAACTGAACAACTTCGGTGCCCTCGGGAACAACCCAATCAACACCAACCTCGCCATGGCGACCAACTTCAGGTTCGTCTGCGAGAAGGTGCAGGGGGTCACCTACTTCTGTACCTCGGTGACCACTCCTACCCTATCATCGAACCCCGTAGTATTGAACCACCTGTTCGCCGCCAACGACATCAAGTTTCCAGGCGGCAGGTCGCCATCGGACCTCTCGCTCAGATTCATCGTGAACGAGGACTTTAGCAACTACATGGAGATGGTGCGGTGGCAGAGGTCAGGTGTGCCGTACAGGGACTTCAAGGAAATCGTGCCCGAGTACAAGGGAAATGTGAACCACGGGAAACTGTTCTTCCTCAACAACAAGAAGAATCCCATCCTGATGATGACCTTCTCAAACCTGATACCGACACAGATATCGGGCTTCACCCTGACGCAGAGCGAAACCGATCCCACCCCCATCTACGGGACGGTGAACTTCGTGTTCGATGCCTACAGGGTGGATCCTATCTCCTAAGGGCGAGGCTTCCTTGGAGTCATCGGGGACTTGGGCTTCTTGACGGATGTCTTGCTCCTCCTGTCTGATGGAGACAGGGGCTTGGCGGACTTCTTCGGTTGCTTGGGCTTCACTACGGCTGTACGGCGTGGCATACCCATGTTTAGGGTCAATCCCATAAGTAAAGGCATGGGAACCCTGAACTTCCGACAACTCGTCCTCGTCGGTCTACTGACCGTACTCGCTTCATGTAAGACACTACCTGATCCTGTGCCCCCAAAGCCATCGACAGGTGTCTCCTCGACAACTCTCACCTCTGTGGTGGATCACACCGAGGATTCGGTGGATGTCATCAAGTCGGATGCGGAAGGGATCAAGAAGGACACCAAGATCGTGCGGGAGGCACTTGCAATCGGTGTCATCTATGACACGGAATCGGCAGGTCGTGATACCCAACCGTCAGACGCTCCGAGACCCTCCGATGTCGCCGTGGACACCCTAGCCAAGATCGATGCCAAGGCTGACAACATCTACGAAGCAGCAGATGAAATCCAACGAGAGACCGAGCGACTCAAGAACCTCACCGAGGAGGTCGAGACCCTTGAGCGCAGCCTGACGAGCCTTCGTCTGATGCTAGAGGAGACCCGTGTCAAAGCCATGGAGAAGTTGTACTCGTACATCTCCATGTTTTGGGTCATCGGATTCGTCCTGATCGCCGCAGGTGCCGCCGTGGCTTTCTTCCTGAACAGGACATACGGAGGATCCCTTGCCATGCTCGGTGTCCTGATGCTCGGCTTCGCCTCGGCTTCGCAGTACTACATGGAGGAGATCGCCCTTGTCGGGGCTATCCTCCTGATCGTAGGATTCGTGGCATCCATCGCCATGATCGTGTGGTCCACGATCAAGAGCAAGCGGAACTCAACCGCCATCCGTGAGGTGGTCGAGATGATCGAAATCCTCAAGGAGACCATGACCGACTCCGAGAAGGAAAGGATCTTCGGCACGGATGGACTAGCGTCGAGGTTGCAGAGCGACCTCACGATGGAGATCATCGCCAAGATCAAGGAGCGGAACCATTTGAAGAAGTTGACTGATGTCAGTCCCGCTGCGCCTTCAAGTACGCCCCAAGCAGGGCAAGCAACGACACTCCCCCCGAGTACGCCGTGACGGCACCGAGGAACGAGAGCCCACAGGTCTCCCTCAGTAACTCGTACAAGGCGAACCAACACAGGGTGCCGACGAACGACACGCAGAAGGCGAGAAGCAGAATGGTGATCGTAACGATGGCGGTGGTCTTGTTCATCTCATGCGTCCTTGCATGGGTTCACGGATAAGCCCCTCGTCGCATGAGGGGGTGTCGCACCGAGGATGTTTAGACGGGGCGATATCCGCCCACGGTGAGGTCCTTCCACATCGCCTTGGCGTTATCGACCGTCCAACGCCCCATGTCATCCACGGGGCTGTCGGGGGGATCTACGAGCCATCGGCGGGTCACCTGCACATAGGCTACCTTCGTTGGATCCTGCCCGTCAGGGACAGCCGTGAAGAGGTATTCGCAGCCGTTCTTCCCGAGGGTGAGGGGGGTGCCGAGAGCAAACTTCTGCTTCATCGTGCCTCCTCTCTGCATTCAGATACTACCACAATTTTGAGAACTTTCAAGTGTTCCCTCTAGGATCAGGATGCCCCTGTCATCGGTTCTGCCGTGTGGTTGCAGGATGACCGTATACTTATCTGTCTTGGTCTGATTGCATCGCCACATCCTGACCCGTATCTGCCCATTCCATGATTGGGTGAGAGTCTCTATGGAATGATGTCCCCGAGCCGTGGGTACGGTGCTTCGGGCTGACTCGGTGATCTTGGCATAGAAGTGGGACATGGTCGCTCAAAATTGATCGAAGTCTTTCCTTTGGAACTCTTTCTCGCATGCCTTGTCGTAGGCATCCCTCTCCATGGACTCTATGGAGAACATCATGTCGGCTCGCTTCTCCATCCTGCGAAGGTCATCGGTGAGTTCCATGACTTCACGCCTGAGGACTCGGATGTCTGTATCCCTTGATGCAATTACGGTTGCCGCCTTGGTTGTGGCTTCGTCCGTAACCTTCGACACGAACGCACCGAGTATGGCTGAGATGGTGTCTCCGATGGAGTGATCGATGGCTCGACCCCCGTAGTCGTGGATATATGACCACAGTCTGCGAGCATCTTCGGCGGAGTACACACCGTCCTTCCATCCGATTCCCATGCTGCGCTCGGCATTACGGATGAGTATCGATCCATCGTCCTGCTTGACGAACAAGACGATGTCCTGATCGACGGTGACGAGGAAATGGAAGTGTGGTGTTAGCATGGATCAAAGATACGATATTGAACCCCATCTGTCAAGGGGATTTCCGATGGTTCCGCATAAAAACGCCATCGCCACGGGATCGGTTCCGTGGCGACAGCGCATGGGGGAAAGATGACTTGTTGGGGCGGGGGGAGTGGTGGTGGGAAACTCGACCCCCGCCCCTGAGGAGTTGTAGGTTGTACGCTGACTAGATCGACCATTAGGGTTGTTCGTTTAGCGACATCGGGAGAAATCCCCGAAAATCACTCATCCCGCATGATCGACTTCCATTGGACGAACTCATCCACGGGCATGTTGGTGAAACGGTCCTGCATGGACTCGTATTCCTCCCGCCAAGTGACTCCATGGTGACTCCCGCTCGGCGGGTAGCAGTACGAGATCCCCTGCAACCTGTGGATCTCGTCCCGTGCCTCCATGAGAAGTTTGGGCAGGGATTCCGTGGTGTACTCATGGAACCGAGCCCTCTCCATTGAGACTTCCTCTAAGGCGATGGTCAGCCTGTCAACGATGTCCATCTTGGGGTGGTTCATGGGATTCAGTAGATGATGCCGCCCGAGGTGATCATGGCTTCGTCCGAGCGGTACATGGCTTGGGCGAGGGTGCGCATGTCGTGGAACGGTGTCCAACCGAGCATGAGACGGGCATGGGTCGAGTCCCCGAGGAGGTAAGGAACCTCGTTCGGTCGGAAGAGCCTCGGGTCGATGACAACATACTTGCTCCAATCGCCGAGCCCTGCAACCGAGAACACCTCGTCAAGGAAGTCACGCACCGTGTAGGTCTGTCCCGTGGCGATGACATAGTCGCTCGGGATGTTCTGTTGGAGCATGAGCCACATGGCATTGACATAGTCGGAGGCGTGACCCCAATCCCGCTTTGCGTCGAGATTGCCGAGGCGGAGGTCCTTCTGCAATCCGTGCTTGATCTTCGCAGCCGCCAAGGTGATCTTGCGGGTGACGAAGGTCTCGCCACGGCGTGGGCTCTCATGGTTGAAGAGGATGCCGCAGGATGCGTGGATTCCGTAAGCCTTGCGGTATGTCTGCACCATGTGGTGTGCGTAGACCTTGGCGACGGCGTAGGGCGACACGGGTTGGAACGGGGACTTCTCGGTGAATCCCGTGGGATCCGTGGGGGTCGAGTCGCCGAACATCTCCGAAGAGGACGCTTGGTATAGCCTCGTCTGTGGGGAGATCGTCCTGATGGCGTTGAGGATGTTCATGGTTCCGTTGCAGATGCCGTCCGAGGTGTACTCGGGCAGTTCAAACGAAACGGCGACATGACTCTGCGCTGCGAGGTTGTAGATCTCGTCAATCTCGTACTCCATGAGGATGTTGGAGATGCACGACGAGTCGTGGAGGTCGTAGTACTTCAGGATGAACCTCGGATTGGTGACGAGGTGGTCGATCCTGCCCGTCGAGATGGTCGATGTCCTCCGCTTCAGACCGATGACGGTGTAGCCCTTGCTCAGGAGGAGTTCGCTCAGGTAGGAGCCGTCCTGACCATTGACTCCCGTGATGACGGCGGTCTTACTTTCGGATGGAGTCGTAGTTGCTTCGGACATGATTGCAGGTTTCCTTGATGGCAGTCTTGATGTCGGTGAACCTGAAGTCGGGATAGGCGGCTCGGAACCGTGAGTTGTTCGTGGGCTTCCTGTAAATGCCCTCAGGCATGTCGGTCTCGTAGATGATCTCGCCACGGAAGTCCATGGCTTCGGCGATCATGCCCACGATGTCCCTGATGGAGTGTTCCTCGGAGGGGGAGACGATCATGTCGTTGGGGATCCAATCACGGTCATCCAAGTGGATCGCCGTGATAGCCCGTGCGATGTCGGGTGCGTAGACGAACTCACGCAGGGGATTTCCCGATCCCCACACACGGAATGCCATGTCGTGCTTCTTGGCGAGGTAGCACTTGTGGATGAGGCTCGGCACGACATGACCGTTGACGGTGTCGTACCTGTCGTTCCGTCCGAAGACATTGCACGGGATCACACAGCGAACCTGAATGTTCCGATCCTTGCGTAGGCATCGGGCACCGACCTCAAGCATCCTCTTGGCGTAGGCATAGCCGAAGTTCGTGTGATGGGGTTCCCCGAGGTGAAGGCTCCACTCCCCGAGGGGGTACTCGGCATGGGCGGGGAACACGCAGGTCGATAGGACGAAGGTGGCGTTCGTGAGCCAAAACTCCCCGCACACCCGCATGACATTGGCGTTGATGGAGAGGTTGTTGCTGAAGAACTCAAACGGATTGAAGTCGTTCGCATGGACACCGCCGACCGTGGCGGCGAGGTGGACGATCTCGGTGATCTCGTTGTCGGCGACGAACTCACGCAATTTCTTGTAGTCGAGGAGATTCAGTTCATCCGAAGTCGGGGTGTGTGCGAAGCCGTTGGGCATCTCGCTGCCGATCAGACCGCTGCCTCCCGTGAGGAGGATGTGACTTCTCATGGGTTGTCACTTTCCTTTTTCTCGGTGACGATCTTGTGCTTGATGTTGGAGATTCGCACATGAACCGAGTTCACGGCGATTCCTACTGCAAGCGATATCTCATGTGTGGTCTTGCCCTCGCACTTCATCCTGAGCATCGTGATGTCGGTGTCACGCAGGTTGTGCCTGATGCGGAGGACTTCCCAATCTTCGTCCAAAACCACAAGAGGACCTTTAGAAGTCTTTTCGACAAAGACCAGATCCGACATACTCTTTCCAGGTGATGCCCCATCCAACTCAAGTGTGGAGATGGGAACGCTGCGATTTTTGTAGTGTTTCTTTGCGAAGAAGGTCTTCTGTTGGAACTTCGCCTTCCGAAGCATGAATTTAGGATCGGAGCGATTCTTCCAAATGGTGATCGCCGCTTCTTGAAGGAAGTCATCGAATCCCATCATGCCGAGGATCCTGTCTCCGTAACGCCTACGGAGCCAATTCTTGGTCAGTTGAAGATTCTTCAGGAAATCCCTGAGGTGATCATCGTCCGCTTCATTTCCTTTGTCGCCTCCACCGTCCATGGAACCCCCTTTGTCAGTCTATACTCCTGAAAAGTTTCAGTCTGTCGAGGAACCTCTTCCGTGCATCGACATCGACCTTCGCCATCCTTGAATCCCCGAGCATGAGGGTTCCCTTGGAAAGGCACTCCTCAGCCAAGGAAACAAGGGCGGAGAGAGCGTCCATCCGCAAGTTCAGGGATTCCATCTGATTCTTCATGTCCTTGTTTCCCAAATCGACCTTGACCGCACAGACGGGGTTGTCGATATTGAGCGGGATTCCCCTCGCCTCAGCAAATTTGGCAAGGTCGGTAATGAGAACCCTGCGATCCTTGTTGATTCGCCAAGAAGGGAACTTGCCCTCATCGATCCACTTGCTCACGGTTCGTGACGAGACACCGAGCATCTGTGCAGCCTGTCCCGTGGTCACTTGATGATTGCCGAAACGCTTTCGATAAGGTTTTTCCGATGGGGCGACACCTGTCATGTCATGGTCTCCTCTTCCTGTGCTTGCTTTTCTGTCTTCTCCGACTCGTTCTTGCATGCCGTCATCTTGAGTGCGGTTCGGCTGACGATATAGATGATGGACAAGGATGTCCCGCATACGATCAGCCATTTCGCAATCTCCTTGTCGCCCTTCATGCCTTCGATGAGTCCCATCATCACGGGTGCGATGGACACCCAAAATTCGGTGGTCTTCGTGCCCGACTTCATGGGGTTGTCGCTTCCACCTTTTCATATGCGGCGAGTACGAGAGACTGATCTTGGGCGTTGGTGGTGCTGTCCCCATTCACATCCCCGTTTCCGCTGCCCCAACTGCTGAGGACGATGCTGAGGTCAGAGGCGTTGACCTTGCCGTCGAGATTCAGGTCCTCCGCCTTGAAGAGATCCATTTCAAACACCATCGTTTCCTTAGAGGGGACTGCAACGACGATGCTGTGCTTGAGAAATGGAGTCGAGAGGCTGCGCTCGTCCCTCACCCAAAGGTGCAGGGATTCCTCCGTGGTCTCTTTGAGCATGATCGGAGGGAGAACATCGAAGGCGAGGCTGTGTCGTAGATGGACGCTGTTCCATGCAGCCAAGACCTCTTGATCCTTGGTCTGATCCTTGATCTGAATGTATGCCTTCTCGGGATAGCGGAGGCGCACACGCCAAGACCTGTTCATGTCCACCTTTTGTGTGTTCATGTCCACAAAGAAGGCTTCTTCGGCATCCGAATCGTTGCGAAGTTCAATTTTCCATCCTCGTTCCCTTTCAGAAACATTGATCAGGAGTTGACCGTTGCCGACGATCATCGCAGGTTGGGCACCGACCACCGTGGTGTAGTCACGGATCGTGTAGTCGGCATCCCCTATGCATGCGGGATCGAGGGGGTTCAGGCGGAACGCTGCCATAAGAACATAGGTTGCGGTGGACATATCGGATGTGCCTTTCAGGTTATGGGTCTCGGGCGGGATGGTAACAAACGCATCAAGGCTGTCAAGAGACAGTCCTAGAAGTTTTCACCCAATCGGTCATTCTGTAGCCGACAGTTCCACAGATGACAAGACAACAGTCCCCTGTGTGAGAGGACTGTCGGCGTTCGGTGTGGGAGTTTTAGTGGGAGCGTTCCGTTTTTTTCGGACTCGCTCAGGACGGGGTGTTCACCTGTTCACCCGATCAATCGTCGTAGGGGCGATCATCCTCGTAGTAGTCGGAGTCGCCGTTCTGATCGTAGTCCTCAAGGATCGCATCACGGAAGTCATCGATGGGGAAGCACTCCTCGGCGTGACCGATGAGCAACTTCCACAGTTCCTTGGGGACTTTCTCGGGATCGATCTCCTCGGCATCCTCGGTGTAGAGGGCGAGATCGGCATGTTCGATGCTCACGCTTGATGACTTGATCGAAGGCTCTTCATGGAGAGTGTTGTCTCCATTGGGGTAGTTCCAACTATCGATCTCGACCTCGTATTCGATTTGACACGACATCACCGTGATGTCGATCTTCTTGCCGTCAGCGAGGAACGGCGGAACGGAGGGGAGACCGTGGTCATCGGGAAGCACGAACGGTGCTATCTCAATGTCTAAGCCGTCTTCATCGAACGATCCATCGAACGATCCCATGGTTGAGTCCTTTCAGTCCTTGAGCAGGTGTGCGTAGACCTCTTCGCCTCTCTCGGTGAGTGCGTAAAGGGGTGTGCCGTCCTCATCGAATGCGGGGACTTCGATCAACTTTTCCTCTATCTCGCTCGGGAGAGATGCCATCTCCTCGACCGCAGCGGCGAGGAGTGCCATCGCTAGTCGGGGATTGGTCACCATCAGGTAGTGCGAGAACTCGGCGATGTTGAGCGTGGCGGGAGGGTCACGGTAGGTTGAGTCTCTCATGTCGTAGGCTCCTCTCACACCGAAAAGGTAGCATACCTTTCCCATGGAGTCAACACCTTACGACCATCACACGATGCAGTTGGCGAAAATACTCGGCTTGGTTTCAAAGTTCACGGGGGTGGGGACCTTGATGTTGTCGAGCCGAAGGTTCGTTTCAAAGGTCACAGTCTTAGCCGAGTGATTGAAGTCACAGAGGATCTCGTAGCCAATCTGTGACAACCCACCGAGTTTCCTAGATGCCTTGGTTACGGAATGGATTTTTACGATTTTCCCGATGTGGTCCTTGTCGGCATCTCCTGCGTTATGCACGACATATCGGACCATAGCCGTGCTTCCGCCACGGAGACCAAACTGCGGGGCTTCCTTCGGATCGAATCCGATAGCCTTCTCCAAACCCAAGACCTTGATCTCATCTCCATCCTTGGGGGGAGTTCCGTGCTGTCCACCCGCACCTGACACGATGAACATCCTGCGGTTCATCTGCACGATGCTGGTCTTTTCGTTGCCGCCCCTTTTGAAGCGGGCTTCAGCCATGCCACCCGCATCTGCCGTGACCATGTCGATCCTCGGTGCGGTGAGCATGGTTGGGGTCGGCATGAACCACGATTCAGGGAACCTCGCACCGCCGACGAGCATCGTTCCCATACCCTTTATGACAAGCATATGGGATTGGTGCATCATTGAGTTGAGGGTGTTCCAATACCGATCTCCTTCCACAGGAAACCGCCACTTGATCGACTCATCGTCGTATGACTCGGCTTGGATCTCGTTGGCGACCAACTTGAGGACGATCTTCCACACCTCGTTCACCGTGTTGAACGAGACCTTGTTGGTCATCAGTTCGGGAATGAAGTGAGCATGCCTTGCAAGAACCTTGTTGACACGGTTCATCACGGTCGGCGTTTTGAGGGTCTTCGCCATCGTCTCACAGTACACGGGATCGCTGTCGCAGATCGATTTGTTTTTTGCTTTCGGACTGACCGACCACTCGGATCCGTCATAGTTCCAAGTCAGCGCACCGCCTTGCGATACGCCGTTCTTACATTCGATGAGCAGGGGTTGGTTCGGATAGTCCTGATGGATCACCCTGATGTCCGCAGAGGTCGAGCCGAGACCTGCGGTGGTGAAGGTGACCTTCTCACGCTTGCTCGGGGGAAGACTCGACTGTAGGAGGGCGACCATCTCCCGTTGGAACTCATGTCCCTTGGTCTCCTTGCCCTTCCTCTTCGCCTCCGTCAGTTCTTGCGTGTCCTGTTCATGGAGGTGAGACAAAAAGTCTTTCATGCCGATATGTATGACATGAATCCTTATAGTTCGACCCGCCTGTAGCCACAAGTCCACAGAAGGTTTGCGATCTCCGTGGCGGATCGGTTCACCATCTCTTCGCTCTCGTTGGGATAGATTGCATGAAGGGCTTCGTGGATGATGAGGTCCATGCGGTTCTTTCCCTCGACAGCCCTGCGCACCCTGATCGTGGGCTTGACATCGTCGGGGTGACCGCAATCCCCCCATCGGTCGGAGGGTATGTCACGGCTGCGCACGAAGTGGATGTGCCATTCCCTGCCACCGAGTTTGGCGGTGAACATGTGGGGGTCTTGATTCCGCTTTTTCCTCGCCATAAAGGTATGTATGGGTTTCATCTTGGAGTTTAGGTCGAGACTAAATACGACAAACAGAGAGGAACAAGAGCAATGGCAACGACCTATGTCTGGGTGGGTGGACACACGGGATTCACGGGAACGAACAGCGGTTATTCTGCCACGGGTGGTGGTGCGTCAGGTACGAGTCCGAGGTGGACTAGCGTTCTCGACGGCACGACTTCCGATGTCGGGGATTTCGTGTTTAGTCCCTACTATTGGGGCAATCTGAACAACTGGCGCAAGGCTATCCAAGCAACGGGATCGCCAGGTGCGTACAACTGGACTTCTGCATCGGTGTTCCCCAAGGGTGGCGACACGGTCATCTTCACGGGTGCGATCACGGGTGCGAGTGGCGCAACCATCAAAACTTACTCGGTTTCCTGCCGTTACGGTGGGATGTCGGGTGATGGCTTCACCGCAGGATCGGGCGCAGGTTCGACGGGATGGATTGGTGGTTGGACTGCGGGATCGGGTGCCCACACGGCTATCACCTTTAGGGTGGAGCCGACATTCGATTCGGTGTTGCAGGGAGCAGAACTTACCGAAATGCTCGAAAGGTGGGGAACCACCCTTCATGTCGGTGAAATTGGAATCGGAGCCACAAGCAACTTCGATGCGTTCTCTCCTTTGAAGATCAGGACGAGTCAGTTCACGGTGGTCGATGCCTCCACGGCTCCAGGTCGAGGGGCAAGGATTGCACTCGACAACATCCTCTCGGCTTCGGGAAACAAGTCGTTTGCTATTGCCCCGCCACAAATCGGATACAACTTGGAGTCGGGCTTCAAGTACGCCACCGCCCTCATCAAGGGGTACTGGAACAATGTCTGGCAACAGACGGGAACCGTCTTGGCGACTGATGTCACGAATGTCGATGACAACGGATCTTTCATGGTGTATTGGTATCCTGTCCGATTCGGAACTTCTTCGACCACTTCGTTCAGGTACTTCACGATCCAACCGCAAGGCTTGTCGCAAGACGGTTACATCTACGGAAACAGCGGAAGCCAAGCCGAGGTAGCCATCGCTGGGTACAACGCAACCTCCAACAACGCCATCACTCTCGGTGCGTTCAACGATGGTTCTTTGCCGACCTTCCAAACCGTCGCACTCGGCGGCGTTGGAGGCAGCACGGGAGGTTTCCCGTATGTGAAGGTGTCCTCTTGCCAAATCGACAAACTTTCCTGCTACGGAGGAACGATTGCGGTGAGCCCATACGCAACGCAATACGACTATCCGATCATCCGTGACGGATTCATCAAGGGAGATGCCACGCTCGACATGTCGCACCCGATAGATCCTTCGTGGCAAAACTTCAAGTTGGCGTACTCGGGCGGAGACGAGGGTCTGCGTGTCGATTCTCCGAGCGTCACGATCAGGGCGTACAGCGGTGCGTCCTTCAAGACGGGAAATCCCGAGCCGCTTACGGGTTCGTAAGACACTCTCGACAAAAACAAAGGCGAGGGGAGACTTCGGTCTCCCCTCGTTGTTTTTGATTTAGCCGAGGTACGCAATTCCGTGGGGGGTCAGCATCTCGGTGCCTTGAAGCGAGTCGAAGAGGTTGCCACGGGCATGCTTTGCGGGACCCTTGTATCCCGCAGCCCGAAGGACATCTCCCGTCTTCTTATCGATGAAGGCGTAGACCGACCTCTGTCCCTGACCACCGTCCCTGACGGAGTCGATGCGGATGTAGCGGCGACCGTCCGACATCTCAAGTTGGGACGGGATCAGCATGTCGAATCCATTGTAGTACTTGTTGATGACATCTTGCGCCGTCCACAGCCACCTGTCGAGACGGAGTAGGGCGAGGGAGTGGTCTCCCCACACAGCGGCGGGGAGATTCGTCTTGGCGTTCAAGAGGTTGACGGCGGCGACTGACTTGGTCGTGGTCATGGGTTGGCTCCTCAGTAGTTGATCATGCAGACTACCGTCTTCGGGATGTTCGTCGTGATGCGAATCCGAGGCGGAAGGAAGATGGCGGTGAAGGTGGTGAGGGCGGCGAGGGCGAGGATGAGGGTCGTTCGGGTTGTCATACCTGTACCTCCTACACCCGAATCATATCGTATCGTTTCAAAAATGCAAGCCCCCTGCCGTACTGCTCGGCAGGGGGTGCTGCAAGGAAGAAGATTTGTGCCGTAGTTATCGGCGGGTGCCGCTTGAGACCTCGGCGAGGGCTCGGACACACGCCAACATCCCGTGGGTGGTCACCAACTCCGCCATCTTGCGGAGGATGTCGCTCTCGGCTTGATCCCTTTCATGGATGCGGATGTAGTTGCCCTTGCCAACCCGTCCCCAATCGATGGAGTACTTGGCACCGAGCCCTGCGGGGCTCTCAGCCCACTTCTTGAAAGTCGGAGCCGTGATCTGTGGACAGAACTCTTGACGGGTTTCTTTGGCGTTCATGCGGTTGCTCGACAACGCCTTTGCGATGCCACTCCAATCGATGTCATCGATCCTGATTGCAGCAGACCTGCCTTTTGTCTTTCGTCTAGCCATTTCGATCTCCTTTTCTCGCACCATTGCGATGTCCGTGAATGTAGCGGACAGCCGATATCTATCAAGTCATTTCTTGATAGATTTTTTCAAAATCAAAGAGAAGGGGAGACGGTCCATCCCTGCTTCACCGCCTCCGACCACAACAGGCGGCAGAACTCCTTCTGCGCCCACCAAGAGTGACCGACCTTGAAGTGCAGGATGAACTGCTGTCCCTTCGGGTTGTAGACCGTGAAGGTCTGAATCTCATCGATCATGGGATTGTCCGTCTCAAGAGCGACCGACACCATGCTGCTCCTGCCCAACGGAATGTTGTTCGGGTCGATGTGGGGGATCCTGAAGACCAACCGCATCGGCGAGAGTTTGTCGGGACCTCTGAGATAGTAGATCTCGGGATCGATGACCAACTTGTCTAGGACGCTGTCCACCATCAGGGTGGAGGGGTCTGCCGCTTCGGATGTGGTTGTCGTTTGTGATTGATCCATGGGGCAAAGATACGATAAGAAACCTCCCTTGTCAACAGGAGGTTTCAGATTTTAGTCGAGTCCGAGTTCGTGGTCGAGTTTGGCGAGACCGTCCATAGCCTTGTTCGCCTTTTTCGACGGCTTGTGTGGAATCTGCGCCCTGCGCTTCGCCCACTCGTTCGGGTGTTGGCTACGGAATATGTCTTCGATCCATGAGAGTGGGAACTGCTGCTCTATGTCCCTCGTCGTTTCGGGATCGTCCTCGTCGGGGATCTCGGCGTAGAGCCAACAGTCATCCTTCTCGGGGACGATGATCCTGATCTCGTAGATGCCGCTGTCCTCGCCATCATTGATGTAGACCTTGTCGCCAAGCCTTATGCGTGTGGTCGTTCGGGGCTTCTTCGCCATCATTCACCGTCCGTCCTGCGGAACCGCTCGTTGTTCGCATCCGCTTCCTGCGTCTCCTCGACGCTCCGTGCGATGGCGAGTGCGGAGTACCTGCACACCTCCATACGACTACGCATCATCTTGAGCAAGAGTCTTGTTTCGTTTGGTTCCCTCTCCATGTCTTTGTTGAGGAACTCGCTGATCTCGTCCATGCTCCTCACGGAGATGTCGATGATCCGCTTTGCCTGTTGCTCTTGGTTCATTTGTCGCTCCTCCATGACTTCCCTTGGAGTGAGGTGTATGCCTGTTCCACGATCTCGGACAGACCTCGGACGCTGCCTCGCTTTGTGTTGGCGTTGTAGTAGCCGTCCCAATCCATGAGGATGAACGATGCGTTGACGATCCTATCGTGGAGGGAATCGATGTATTCCTTTACGAGTTCGATGTCACGCAAACGCTTGTCCAATGGATTGGGCGGTCCTGCGAACCCGTGGAAGTTGTTCCCCTTCTTCTTGCACCACCGTTCGATGCGCTTGAGCGCACGGGAAGCATCCTCGGAGTTCGGCTTGGGTTTGGGTTTGGGTTTCTTCGCCATGTCGTGTTCCTTGTCGGGTCATCCCAAGTCTTGGTGATACTGCGGAGGGACAGCCTTTCCACCATCCCTGACCACTCCGTTCAAGGTCTTCACCACCTTTGACTCGGGGGTCTCGTAGCAGTCCCAATCCATCATGTCGGCGACATCATCGGCGGTCGTGACCCTGACGGTCTTGCCACCGACACGGCGGTAGATCTCCCCTAGTTGGAGGCTCATCTCGCAGACACGGCGACGAGCCTCGTCCCGCTCCTCACGCAACTTCCGAATGACATCGGGCAGTTCCGAAAGCATGGGCTTCTCATCGACTCCTGCGGCTTCCCGAATCAGAGCGATGGTGTGCAGTAGGGAGGCGATGGTTTGCCGATCAATATCATCGTGGTTCACGGCTGTCCCTCTTTGAAGCAGTCGGGGAAGTCCCATCCTCTTGCAGCGGCATGACTCTCCCGCACATCGGGATGCAGCGATTCCAAGATTTCACGCCTCGCCTCGTCCCTCTCGGAGAGCAAGGCTTCGATGAGATCGGCGGCGGCGTAGCGTTCGTCATTGATTTGTTGTGAGCAACTCGTCCACATGATCCGCAGTCTCGGCACGATGTTGTCGATGTCAGCATTGTTCATTGGTTGACTCTTTATTGATCGTTTCGTCCGAGATACTCAACGCTTCCCCGCCTCAAGGATGGGGAGTCCCGCCTCTGTCGGGACATAGATTACCGAGTTCCCACCCTTGTCGAGGTTTTCTATCCATAAGTACCTCAAGTACGACTCGTTGTTGCGCAGGGACTCGCCGATGATGGCGTTGGCTTGCGCCACGCCTCTTGCCCTCTCCACCTCGGCTGCGGCGAGAGACTTCGCAGCCTCAAGTTTTGCCTCCGCCTCCAACACGGCTATACGGCGGTTGCCCTCGGCTTGGGCTAGTTCCGCCTCGCCTTGCATCTGCGCTGACCACACGCTGTAGCGGGGCTTGATGAACATGTAGCCGCCGATGGTGCCGCCTAGCACGATAGCGACCACCACGATCCAAAAGATCACGGAGAGAGCCATCTCACGGTCGAAGCGGTGCGGTTGGTTGTAGTTGTTTGAGTTGTGGTTCGACATGGTTTCGTATTCCTTTCCTTATTGATCGTTCTCTTTCATATGGAATGACTTCCGAGATTGGGTATCGATCCTCTTTCGCCGATATTCAGCGAGGATCGATACCCAATCTCGGAGGTCATCCTTCAAAGGGTCTGTCCGAACACGCACACGAAATCCGCACGGTGGTGGCTATTGACGAGCCAATCCTTCCTGTGCCTGTTGACGAAGGCGATCAGTTCCGCACGGCGAGTGTCCTTGGAGATCTCGACGGCGAACAGTTCCCTCGCCATCTGTGGGGCATCGGGTGCCCCGTACTTCCTCGCCGTGCGGAGAACACCTAGTGCGATGTCGAGGATGAGCGAGTCCTTCTCGCTCTCGGTCAGTTCGTGCGGCATCTTGGGTGGTTTGGGGAAGACTACGGACATGGGTTCTCCTCAGAGGGTCTGCCCGAACTGCTGCACCCAACGGGTCTTGCTGTCGAACGAGAGGATGTACTGCTTGTTCGCCTTGACGAAGGCGATCAGCGAAGCCTTGGTCTCGTCCCACCGCTCACGGCGGTCGGCGATGTCGAGGGCGTACAACTCGTAGGCGAGGTCGGGCGTGTTCGCATCACGGGTGTCCTTGGCGTTACGCAAGACCTCGTAGGCGATGTTGAAGAGGAGGACGGACTCGTTGACCACGGGCGGCTTCGGCGTGGTGACGGCGGGAGTCGCCGTCTTCTTCTTGGCGAAGATGCGCACGGGCGGCTCGTAGGGCTCGGCGGTCACGACCTCGGTGTAGCGGGGAGTGGTCGGGGTCAGCGACCGCCCCACGGGACGGGACGGCTTGGGCTGCGGCTCGGACACCGTCAGGGCGGCGAGGTTCTCCTCAAGGTTGCGGACGGTCAGGGATGCGGCGGGAGCGTTGTTCTTGCTGCTCATGGTGCGTTCTCTCCTGTGTGCTTCGGGTTGCGGTCTATGACTTCTGACTACACGCCAAAGATACCTTATCTTTGGCAAGGTGTCAAGGGGGAAATCAGCGGTTGCCCTCATTCAGGATACGGGAGATGTGCTTCGCCTCCACACGGGCTGTCGCCGCAAAGTTGCGAAGTCCATCCCATGATGTGGTTGGGAGCGGGGGACCGTCATACTTGAGGGGCTTGACCTGTGCTTGGTTCATGTACTGTTCCTCCGTGGGAAAGATACGATATCAAACACCTGTTGTCAACCTCATCGGACAAAAACGATCCCGCCTCGGGACAAGTCACCGAGGCGGGAGCGCATGGGGGAAAAGATGCGGGGAGATTACAGACCCTACTGCCCCAAGTCAACGGGGTCTGCCTGATTTTTTGTCACTTTGCCTGTTCAGCCCGATTGACCTCGACGGTCAGATGCTCGACCTTGAGTTGAGCGACCTGAAGCAGAGCAGTCACCGTGATGGTCTCAAACAGGGATGCCGTCCGCATCCTCTGCATAAGGAGGTTGCGCTCGGTGACGGCGTTGTCGAGTTGCTGTCGGAGGGTGAGTTCGGTGGTCATCGTGGGTTTTCCTTTCACCAGAAAGATAGCAAACAAACGAGACCGTGTCAAGGGATTCCGCAAACCCTAAATACATTGTCAGGAGTTACAGGACCATGATGAACCACTATCAGCGCAGCATCCTCAGCGAAGCCGTCAAGTACGGCGGGACCAACATCTCCAAGAACGATCAGATGGCGAGGGTGGTCGAGTCTAACGGAATCGCCGAGGCGAGGAAGATGGGGAAGAGGCAACTTGAGAAGGCTGTCAACGATGCCTACAGGAAGTACTTCGACCGTGTCCAAGTCTCCATAATGAAGTTGGGTGCCATCTACAAAGACATTGAGGCTGCGATTGTGAGTGGTGCGGACCTCGACAAGGTCATGCCCGACATACGGAAGAAGCATGCAATCGCCGAGGCATACGCTCCCTTGGACACGAAGGGAATCATCGGTGCCTTTACCGAGGCAACGGGGAAGAAGCGGTTTGAGTACCGCACCTTGATCGCTGAGGAGTTCACCCAACAGAATGCACAGACGATCAAGCAGCAGTTGGGTGGAGGAAAGTTCGTCGCCATGACGGGGGCGAAGGATTTCATGTTCAGCGGTAAGGATTCTTATCTTTCCTTCAAGATTGGCAAGGGTGCGAAGGATGGAATCAACTACATCAAGATCATCTACAACCAAGGCAAGGATGACTACACGGTGGAGTTCTGCGTCTTCCGTGGCACGAATGTCACGGTGAAGCACCGTGCCGAGGGCGTGTATGCAGATCAACTTAGGGAGATCTTCCAAAAGCACACGGGACTCTACACTTCCTTGGGCACGATGGGTTCACGAAAGGAATCGGTCGAGGTTACCGAAGCCGCTGCCCCTGCCACCCCGACCCACGGCTACAAGGTCGGCGACATCCTGTTCGGCTCGACCTACTACGGGATGATCATCCCCCACTTCTACAAGGTCATGCGCATCATCGGCACATCGAAGATCGAAGTGGTCGAGTTGGTTCTTCAGCAGAACGGAGACGGTTGGTCGGGTCAGGCGACCCCGAGCGGCACACCGAATAGCGCAGCGAAGATCTTCACGGTGAGGAAGTCGGGCGGTGGGGACCCTGGCATCAAGATCAACAACTACCTCACGGCGAAGAAGTGGGACGGCAAGCCTAAGATGTACAACTACCTAGACTGAATCCATGCTCTCGTTCAAGTCATACATCCAAGAGATCACCGAGGCGGCACGGGGAATGATCAAGACCAAGAACCGTTGGTTGAGGATCAATCCCACGCAGACCAAGGCGAACACGGATGTGCAGAAAGACATCTATGACATGATCAGGCAGACCTATGCGGGTATCGGAGGTCACCCCGACTTCCCATCACCCGACAAGGTTCCGCACGACAACGACGGCATCGACATCATCGATACGGACGGTCCCGACGATATCGATGCGACCCTTCTCAGCAAACGCACGATGTTCGGTCGCAAGTTCACCGCTGTCGCAACGGATGGGCAACAGGACTCCAAGAGAGCCATGCTTGCCAAGGCGGTCGAACTGTTGGGACGGCGAGGAAACTACATAGAGGTCTCGGGCAAGATCCTCGACATCCTCGTCTCCAAGGGAGCCAAACCCGTGACTGATCAGAGGACCGTGGAGAAGGTCCTGACGGGCAAGACGATCCAATGGCACGGGAAGCATCCGCAGGGCTCGGCGGGTGACGGTTGGTATTCCCGCAGCATCGGTGGTTCGATGCACACGAAGATGATGCTCGGGAACCCGATCCCATGAAGACCTACTGGCAACTCCTCGCCGAGGTGACCCAAGCCCTCAAGTTGAAGTTGGGGAAGGTTGCCCTGCCCCTTTTCACACCGAAGGAGCCGTATCCATGGTCAACTGCCCACAACGGTTGGTGGCATCCGACGAAGCCGCCCGTCAAGTTCCCATGGAGGGCGGGCAACTACCACATCACGCAGGTGGTGAGGAACCCTGCGGCGTTCGACCTGACCAAGGCGAAGATCTACGAGATCATGCTGCCTCGGTACAGGAACGAGCGAGAGATGGTTGATTCCGTCTACGAAAGGCTCACCCTCGGTCTGAAGGACAGCGACGATCCAATCGAAGACTACCTTTTCTCCAAGGGTTGGGTTCGGACGAAGACGCTAGGCAATGGCAACCACATCAGCGTCAACATCGAAGGTGTGCCGCCGTACATCAGGAGGGCTGCGGAACTCGTAGCCATCCATGCGTATGGGATCACGAACCGAGGCGGCAAACTCGTCTTGCAAGTCGATGACCGCAGCGACCACACGGGAAAGTCGTATCAGACTCCCGAGGAGATTGAGCGTTACGGCAGGGGCAGGTAGCAGGACGGGTTGTACGCATAAATACGAACATGAAGTGCTTCTCGGCATACATCAGGGAGGGATCGGCGGGGTTCAAGGATCCCTTTGCCGTCATGTCCCCCGAGGATCGCAAGGAGGCGAACCGCCTGTTCAAACAGAAAATGCGGGTCGTGCCGTCCTCGCCGAGGCAGAAGGAACTGAAGAGAAAGTACGCCGCCCTCATGGTGAAGTACAAGATATGGGATGCCGAGGGGGCACGGAAGTATGTCGGGGAGGATTGGTCCTCCAAGTACAAGAAGTCAATCAACTGCAACAACCCCAAGGGCTTCTCCCAACGGGCGCATTGCCAAGAAAGGAAGAAGCGATGAGGTCATTCGGTGACAACTGGGACGGGATCGTCCGTGAGGCGGTCGAGTACAAGATCAACGATCCCCGTCTCGTAAAGGCGGCTCATGCAGCCCTCTCCCCCAAGCATTCGTCGGACTCCGCCAAGGTCACCAAGATGGCGCAGGTCATGTGGAACATGTGGGCCGAGGGAGACGGCACGGTCAAGGTCGCCGAACTCGCCCGTCTCGCCCGAGTGAAACTCGGATACGAGTGAGCGTCGAGGCGAATCTCCAAGAGAGATTCCAATCCCCTCTTGAAAAGATCGTGAACCCTGTCATACTCGGGGTCATGGTTGCAACCAAGCGGACATACAGCCTCGTCAGCAACTTCCACCCGACCCTTGTGATCAGGTTCTTGGTGGTGGTGACTCCTGACGGGAATCCCATCCATGTGAACATCTACTTGGAGTCGCATGGGACGAAACCGTATATGTCGGAGTTGCGACTGCCCCATTTCCATGTCGCCATCGGCAAGCCCATGCTCGGGGTCGTGCCAGAACACGCAAGGCATCTGTGGAGGATGCTCGTCGGGGAGTTCGGTTGGCGGCAGATGATCCACACGCCGTGATGGGGGACGGTCATCCCCCGAAGAGTCCGCCGCCGTCCCAACCGAGGTAGGCGACCCATTCCGACCTGTCCACCGTCCCGCCCTTCCGCAGGTTGGGGACACGGACATCCTTCACCTTCTCCCAATGCCACATCGGGAAGACCTCACGGCAGTTGGTGCCGTAGGTGACCATGCAGGGATGTCCCGCACACCTCTCGACCAAGCCCACGGTGTCCGAAGCCCTGTAGCCGTCCTCCATCCCCTCGCCGTAGTTCCCAATGGTGCCGAGGTAGGGTGGATCCACGAAGAGCCCGTCACCTTCCCGAGGGACATGGTCCTCGCCCCGACCATGCACGACCTCGACCTCCCGCAGCCGCCCAAGGCAACGAACGGTCTCCTCCACGGGCAGACGGTGCTGAGGGTAGACCTTCCAAGAACTCAACTGCCCGACCACGACCGAGCAGACATTCACCCGAACATAGGTCAAGGCTCCCGACTCCAATCCCATGTTCCGTACATCGGGCTTCGGTTCTAACTTCTTCCGATCCTCGACAAGCCGATCCAAGTCACGGAGTTCCCTCTCACACACCCGTTGGAGCCAATGCCACATCCCGACCAACTCAGGGTTGAGTTCGTATCCAAGCAAAGGGAGACCCGAGTTGAGTCCATAGGCTCCTGATCCCAAGTAAGGCTCCACGATGCGGGTCACTCCACTAGGAAGGGGACGGTAGAGGGAGAGGAGTTTCGACTTGTTCCCCGAGTAGCGGAAGAGACGGAGAGGAGAGCGGAGAGGAGAGGAAGAGGACATATCCCTGTATCGCCCCGAGAGGAGGAAATTGGAGTTTGAAACCCCATGGAAATCCGTTTCCTCTCCAAAAAGAGGGTGGGGGACATATGGGGAGAGCGTGAAGGGAGGGAGGGAGAGGGGGGAAGGATGGGGAACCCCCGCAGAGGGACGGCGACCTTCGCAGGATGCGAGGAACCCCCGCAGAGGGACGGCGACCTTCGCAGGACGGTGGGAACGATGGCGTGTTAGCCGTCAAGGCAAAAGCGGAAAATTTCTAAAGATTTTTCCTAGCAAATTTTCTGTCCGTGTCAAGAAAAATCCACCAAGATTTTCAAAAAAGTTTCCATGAAAAAACCCTGAGATTTTCTCTCGGGGCTCTTGACTTTTCCTCAAGTCATACTTCTAAAAGATCGGCTTCGTCCCCCCACCGTTCCCCTTGTTCCCGTTCCCATCGATCAATCGCATGATCTCCTCGGTCGCCAACTTGTCGAGAGTCGCAACCTCGTCGGGAGCCGTGAGGTCGGAGTCATAGATGTGGGTGATCGTCTGCGTGGGTGGATCGATGAGTGCGACCGCTCCTGTGTATGACATCGATAGGACTGCATCCTTCTTCCATGCTCCCGATGCGAGTTCGATGAACCGCTTCGGATCCACCTTGTGGTACTGACGGGTGTATGAGTCCTGTGCGATATGGATCGCCTCGCCGACAACCATGCCGATGGGGATGCCGATCTCTTGAAGGGATGTGTAGACCTTGACCTCTGCCATGTCATGCTCTCCTGTTCGTTGGGGGCGTTGGGGTATGGGTTGGGGTAAGAGAAGACCCACTCCATGTCATCCGTATGGAGTGGGTCTCTTTGGTGTCTCTTCTCTTCTCCCCGTCACTTGGGTCACTTGGCGAGGAGTTCGGCAACTCGGGTCATCAGCGGACGGTTGCCCTTGGTCGCACCGAGTTGCTTGGCGAACTGACTGCGGAGGCTCCGAAGACCTGCGCCCGTGGTCGGGTCGGCGGTGAGGGCGACCGCTTCGGTGTTCGCCGTAGCGTTCACCAAGATGTACTCATCGAAGCCGTTCGCAGCCTTGCCCGTGACCGCAGCCCACTTCTTCTCACGCCACTCGGCAGCGGCCAGCCTCTCGACTTGCTTGACCTTCACACGCCACTCCGAGTACCGATGCGGCTGATCAGCGAGAGCCTCAACTTCCTTGTTGACACCCCGCATCATTCGGACTGCGGTCTTTTCCTCGGCGAGGTGGATGCACACCACCTTGCCGCCTACTCTGTCTCGGAAGAGTTCGATCATCACCGCAGTCTGCGCCATCGGCGTGATCTCCATCTCGGTCGCCTTCAGATCCGAGTATCGCTTGCCCTTGTAGGTCAGCGGGTAGACCTTGTTGGTCTTCTTGTCCCGCAGCACGATCTTCGGTGGGTTGTCGCTGTCGTAGTTCTTAGCCGTCCACTCGGCGGTGTCGGTCACCGAGGCGACCAGTCTGTCGGTCGATTCGCCGTCCGTGAGGACGATCATGTTGACCACTTGGAGCCGCTTGGTCGCTTTGAACTCCTGAGCGACCTGCGAGAGTCCGAGCAGGGCGATGTTGTTCGGCGTGTGACCCGTGAGTTCGATCGCCCAAGCGGGACCCGTGGCGTAGCGGAGTGCGCTCATCAGGTTCTTCTCGTTGGCGACCTTGGCACTCGCCGTGTTGCCGCTGCCGTTGCCGAGGCGGTAGCCCATGGCGAGGAGGAGACCCGCTTGGGTGTTGAACTCGGTGAGGCTCATCCCGTCCTCAAGGAGGGTCAGGAGGCGAACCTTGCCGTTGCCGTCCCGCTGCCCGACCTTCATGCCTTCGCCCTTGAAGGTCTCGCCGAGGTGGTCGAGACCGAGGTCGCTGAAGGCATAGAATCGGAATGGGATGTTGACTCGGCGGCAGAAGGCGGCGAGGGTCACCAACTGCACCATCGTGTCGTTGATGATCCCGCCCATCGATGCCGAGAGGTCGAGGAGGAGCATGAGCCCGTGGTTCTTACCGTCCTTGACATAGGCGTTGGCGGCGAAGATCTCGTCGCTGATCTTGTAAGCCCACAGGCGGCTCGGGTCGAGGCTGCCCGTCTCGCTCGTCGCCGTGCGGCGGTGTTCGTCAGCAGCCTTGCGACGGTCGAACTCGGTGGCGAGGACTTGCACCGCACCGAGGTTCTCGGTTCGCCATGCTCCGAACATCTCGGCGGCGATCTCGGCGACCGTCTTGCCGCTGTTCGTCTTGATGAGACCGAGTGCCTTGAGGTTCTCGGTGACTTCCTTGCGGCTCACGATGAAGCCCTTGGTCAGGACTTCGGGGAGGTCAGCGTAGTGGGTGACCGAGGCGGCGGCATCGGTGCGACCGAGGAGGGCTTCCTCGACCTCCTGCATCGTGCGGGAGATCGGAGCCTCACCATCGTCCTCGCCTTCCTCGTCGGTGGCTTCGTCGGAGGTCTCGTCGCCGTCAGCGTCGGTGGCTTCGTCGGAGGTCTCGTCGCCGTCAGCGTCGGTCGGCTCGGTGTCGTTGCCGTCACCGTTCTCGTCGGTCTCGTCGCCGTCCTCGTCGGTGGCTTCGGTCTCGTCGCCGTCCTCGTCGGTGGCTTCGGTCTCGTCACCTTCGGTCTCGTCGCCTTCGGTCTCGTCGCCCTCGTCGCCGTCAGCGTCGGTGGCTTCGGTCTCGTCGCCCTCGTCGCCTTCCTGCGGCTCGGGGCGGTTGCCCTTGCCTTCGGTCTCGGTCTCTTCCTCTTCGCCTTCCTGCGGCTCACCTTCGCCTTCCTGCGGCTCGGGCTGATCCTCGGGGTCCTCGGGGCGGTTGCGATTCTGTTCCTTCGCCTTTTCGTAGATCTCCTTGGAGAGGGCGACCACATCGTCCCAAGTCAGGGTCGTTGCGGCTCGTCGGGCGAGGGCAATCTCGTCGGCGGCGAAAGGCACCTCGACCAACCAACCGATCTTGTACTGAAGGTTGATGCGGTCGATGAGCGGGAGTTCGGCGAGGCTTCCGACCTTGGAGAGCCCGAAGAAGTCCTGCTCGTTCATCCATCGGTAGCCCTTGGCGAAGTCGCCCTTCGTGCCAGGGAACCGAGCCTTCATCAGGCGTTCGATGCGGACATCTTCGACCACATTCAGGTAGGACTTCGCAGTCTGCTGCCGCTTGGGGTCGATCAGGTTGACGGCGGCGAGGAGGGACTCCTTGCCGTTCGGAGTGTGGAGGGCGTGAGACACCTCATGGGCGATGAGCATGTCGCTCGTCGCCTCAGGCATCTCCTTCCACACGGGCATCGTCAGGGTTCGGGTCTCGACATTGAAGGATGCCGTCCGAGCCCGAGGGTCGTGTTCGACCTTGATGTTTTCGGTCGCCATCAGCCGTGCGAGGCGGTCCTTGGCGGCGGCGAGGATGGCGGTGGTGTTGAGGGTGGTCATGGTGTGTGCCTTTCCTTCACCTAGAGAATACCAAACCCCCTACGGTTTGCAACCTTTTCGAGTGAGTACCGCTCGATTTTCCTATCTTTTCCCGAGGTTTCTGCGATCCCGTTCGGCTCCCGTTCGGGTGCGCCCCACGGGGAACCCGCCTATAACCTTGTGGATGGATTGTGGATAACACACCGAGTTGACACGGAGCGAGAAAAAAAGTAAGATGGATGTGGACGAGTAAAGTGGAGAGAGAGAGATATAAAACCCCCTTCATTGTATCATGCCGCTGCCGCCGCTGTCAAGGGCAAATCGGGGGAAAATTCTACGAATTTTGTGGGTCGGGGGGTCTTGACAAGGGCAGCACGGGTATGGTACGATGAAGGGGGCGGCATTATTTTTTAGACCCCGCTACTCGTCCACATCGATCTTACCACAACCTCGCTCCGCTGTCAACTCCCCAAGTTATCCACAAGGTTATGGGACGCTGCGACCCGCTCGCTCCCCGCTCCCGAGGGCTCGCCGAGGGCTCGCCGAGGGATACGGGACTGCCACAATCTCATGTTTTCCAATCTTTTGAGCATGGAACCAACCCATATCGGTTGACATGGGCGGGAGGTTTGCTACCTTATAGGTGATGAGAGAGGCACTCTCAACTCCCACTCGCACCACTCAGGAGACACCGACCATGTCAACCCTCACCCGCCTACAGCAGCAGTTCGTGGATGCTGCGACCGCCGCCTACCCCAACCGCACCGACCTCACGATGCAGGAAGTTCTCGCCGTCTGTAAGACGAACGGACTCAACCTGCCTCAATGGCTCACGAACGATAAGCAGCACCGAGTGAAGCGAGGCGTGTATCGCCTCCCGCTCGGCACGACCAAGACCGACACCAAGACGGTCACCGCTGCGGTCGCCACCGCCCCCAAGACGGTCACCGCTGCGGTCGCCGAGGTCACGAAGCCCACGGCGGCTGACGCTGCCCTCGCCTTCATGGGCGGGGCATCGCTGATCCCCGCTAAACTCCCGACCTATGTCCCGTTCGGTGCCCACGCCGACCTGACCCGAGTCGTGAAGAGTCGCCGCTTCTACCCCGTCTACATCACGGGTCTCTCGGGCAACGGTAAGACCACTACGGTCGAACAGGCTTGCGCCGAGAACGGACGAGAGTTCTTCCGAGTCAACATCACGCCCGAGACCTGCGAGGACGATCTCCTCGGCGGGTTCCGACTCGTCAACGGCGAGACGGTGTGGGTCGATGGACCCGTCGTGGTCGCCATGAAGCGAGGCGGCATCCTCCTCCTTGACGAGATCGACCTCGGCACGATCAAAGTGATGTGCTTGCAGCCCGTGCTTGAGGGCAAGCGGGTGTTCATCAAGAAGACCAACACTTGGGTCGCCCCTGCGGACGGGTTCAATGTGATCGCCACGGGCAACACGAAGGGCCGAGGCGACGATACGGGCAAGTTCGTGGGAACGAACTGCATGAACGAAGCCTTCCTCGACCGCATCGGTGAGACGGTCGAACAGGACTATCCGCCTGAGGCGACCGAGGTCAAAATCGTCAACGCCAACTTGGCTGCGGTGGGTGTGACGGGTCAGGAGACCTTCGCCACCGCCCTCGTCAAGTGGGCAGCGTCGATCCGTAAGACCTTCGCCGAGGGCGAGGGCGACGAGGTGATCACCACTCGCCGTCTCGTTCAGGCGGTCAACGCCTACGCCATCTACGGCGACCGCCTCAAGGCAGTCGAGAAGGTCACGACTCGGTTTGATCCCGTGACGAAGGCAGCGTTCATCGACCTCTACAAGAAGTTGGATGCCGAGGCAACCGCTGCCGCCGCTGCCGAGGTCGCCGAAGCCGAGCGTCTCGCTCAGGCTCCGACTGACGCTCAGGTCACGCTGCCGAACACGCCGACCACCCCGACCGCTACGGCTACGGCTGTGGCTCCCTTCTGATCTCCTCCTGAGTAGGGGAGATTGGTCTCTCCCCTAGTGCCTCCCCCCTGCATCGGTCACACGGTGCAGGGGGTTTTCTTATGGCATGGCATGACACGGGCATGACACGGGCATGACACGGGCATGACACGGGCATGACACGCACCTCACGCTGTGAAAAGAGTTGTCCGAATTCGTGCATCTTGCCGTGGAGTGTGTTCGTGCATGAGTGCATGAGTAGGGGATGAGCGGAGCATGACAACGACATGGAAACGGATACGAAAAGTCGATGGGGGGTTTATATTTTCACGGTACATGGCGTGGAGCCTCGGGGTGGCGAAGACCCCCTCCCACCCATTCACTCCGAGGAAAACTCCAATTTCCCAACGACTCTCAAAGATCCTCAACGCCTCCCAACGCCTCCCAACGATCCTCCCGTGCGGCGAATAGCCCCCGTATTCACCGCAGGATCCCCCGCAGGATCCCGACCCCCCCCCTCCCCCACGGGGGGTCTTCATGCGTTTACCTCCCCTACCCTGAAAAAATTCCCCGACCTATGGGGCGTTTTTACAGGTCGAGTTCCAATTTTCCGAGGAACATCGGTGGCTGTCGCTTGGCATCGGCGGGGAACCGATCCTACATATCGAAAGAGGGACCCATGAAGTCATTCAACGAGAATTGGGACGGCATTCGGCGCAAGCAGCAAGTCACCGAAGCCGCTAATAAGAGGAAGATACACGACCAGATCCCTGTCGAGTCGTTCGCAGATTTGGATCGCTTGTGTGTCGCTGCCAGCAAAAAGTACGAAGGCGAGTACATCCTACCGTTTGTATATTTCCGTCTTGCCACGGTGTTCGTAGTCAGCAAGTTGCCAACGAACGCCTACGCTTCCGATGATTGGAAATTCGGGTACTGGAGAAACGGCAAGCACTTCGAGTGGAGTGAGGCTAGAAAAAGAGCCACGCAGAGAGCGGTGGACAGACTCTCGGGGTTGCAATAGTGTCGTGGCTGCGGTCGAACAAGATGATGGAGAAGTCCTGATGAAGTCCTTCAAGCACCACATCTCCGAGGCTGCGAAGGCAAAGCGGATCGTCCTCCCGAACCAGATGGGTGTCATCGAAGTGGTCAAGCAGGGCGACGAGTGGTCGTTCGACTACGGCGGGGTGCGGGGAAGAATCACCAAGGGTTGGTCGAGGATGGGCGGCGGCGGG